TTCTAAACCGAATTGTCAAAGATGATTTGATAATCTGTACAGAGTTATCTCGTCTTGGACGCAACCTCTTTATGATTATGGAAATCCTTAACATCTGCATGACAAAGGAGTGCAAGGTATGGACGATTAAGGATAACTATAGGCTTGGAGAGGATATTCAGAGCAAGGTTTTAGCTTTTGCATTTGGTCTGTCCGCAGAGATCGAAAGGAATCTTATCAGCCAGAGAACAAAGGAAGCTTTAGCCCGCAAGAAGGCGGAAGGCGTTGTCTTAGGGCGACCTAAAGGACGGAGAAGCAGTCCTGACAAGTATAAATTGCACGGGAAACAAGTGCTTATTACAGAACTGCTGAAGACAGGAGTGTCAAAACGCAAAATAGCCAAGATTTGCAAGGTTGACAGAAATACACTTGCAAGGTTCATTTTAATGGAAAAAATTGAAGTATGATTTTGAGGCTATCAATCCCGACTACATTCAGATTGAGAACGTCGAGGAGTTTATGAGCTGGGGCGACCTCGACGAAAACGGCAAACCGATAAGCAAGGACGCAGGGCGATTGTACCAACAATGGGTGGCGAACGTCTGCGGGTATGGTTACCGGTTTGTTCATCGCATACTCAACTCTGCCGACTATGGGGCGTACACCTCCCGTCGCCGGTTCTTCCAGAAGCCGCAGAAACAGCCAAAAATGGATATGTTCACGGCTATATGCAAAAGCGACCTAAAAATAGAGGTCGTTTTGCGCTTATTTTTTGCACATTAAGATTTTATCGCTATTTTTATTACCCCGAAAGCCATGCCGATGTAGCTCAGTTGGCCAGAGCAGCTGATTTGTAATCAGCTGGTCGGGGGTTCGAATCCCTCCATCGGCTCGAAGGAGGGGCCGTTTTTTGAAGACTAATTCTGGCAAGAAAGGGGAAGGTATGCCCGTTGTTCGTAACCCTCAATTCTATTTTAGGGATGAAAATGCCTATTTTTGAAAATTAATCGGGAAAACAACAGTTCAATAAAATATACAGAGCATGAAATTCGTCATATCAAGTTCCGCATTGCTGTCGTTCCTTTCGACGGCATCGAAGGTTATCAGCAGCAAGAATACGCTTCCCATACTCGATTATTTTCTGTTCGAGGTAAAGGACGGCAGCCTGAAAGTGACCGCGTCCGACCTCGAAACGACCATTACCTCCACGATAATCCCCGAGAGCGTCGAATCGGAGGGCGTGATAGCCGCACCGGTGAAACTCCTCATCGACTCGCTCAAGGAGTTCTCCGAACAGCCGCTGACCTTCGAGGCCGACGAGGAGAAGTGGGAGATAAAGATTAGCTGGAAGACCGGCTCCATTGCGTTGCCGGGTACCTCCGGCATGAGCTATCCGGCAGCCCAGCCTCTCGCCGACGATGCGCAGGAGCTCACTTTCGATGTGGACGTGCTTCTGGGCGGTATCAACAGGACCATCTTCGCCACGGCCGAACTTCGGCCCGTGATGAACGGCATCTTCATCGACCTCACTCCGTCGCAATACATCTTCGTCGCCACCGATGCGCACAAACTGGTGAAATATACGGTCGATACCGAGGGCGGCCCGAAGGCTTCGTTCATCCTGCCCAAGAAACCGGCCAACCTGTTGCGTACCATTCTGCTCAAGGAGGACGACGCGGTAAAGGTGGCGTTCGATTCCAAAAACGTGAAGTTCACGCTGAAAAACAGTACCCTTATGTGCCGCCTCATCGAGGGCAATTACCCGAATTACAACGACGTGATACCGGCCAACAATCCGAACAGGCTCATCGTGGACAGGGTGGAGTTGCTGAATGCCATCAAACGCGTGGCGGTCTGCTCCAACCAGGCGACCAACCTGATAAAGTTCGATATCGGGGATAACCGGATAAACCTCACGGCCCAGGACCTCGATTTCTCCTATTCAGCCAACGAGAGTCTGTCGTGCAGCTACGAGGGGACGCCCGTGACGATAGGGTTCAAATCGACTTTTCTGGTGGAGATACTTTCTAACCTCGAGACTCCCAGCGTTGTTATCGAGCTGGCCGATTCGACCCGTTCGGGTGTTTTCAAGCCTATTTACGACGATGTGCAGGCGAGCGATACGCTGATGATACTCATGCCCCTGCTCATTAACGCATAGGGTGCGCGGCGATGGAACTGAAACTGAAGAGACCGATAGTTTTACCATTGCCATATACTATAGTGCGTGCCAATTCCGATGTAAAAAGTACCTCTATTTAATGTTGGCAAATAACCGTATCCAATTTGTACGCCTACTCCCCAGCGTTTAGATTTGCTGGATACGGGAAGGGTCTGCGTTATAGTCTGCTGTTTTTGGTAAACTTGCATTTCTACTAAACTTGGCCGGTATCCCTCGACAACGGCCCGATAATCGGACGTAGTGTATGTTTTCCGTTCTATTGGCATGGCGACCGGAATGCGGACAGTATCGGTAGGTGATGGTAGGTAGCATGTATCGATACGCACGACCGTGACAGGATTCGGCATGGGAATTTTCCGAATGAGAGTATCGACTACGGTAACGGTGTCGCGCTGCACTTCGCTCGATGTTATATCACACCGTTTCGAAGCACGTCCCGCAAAGAATGCTCCGATGAACAACAGTACGGCGGTTATGTATCCCCATACTTTCATATATTACTTCTAAGAAAGGCAAGGCAAAAACCTATGAGTACGCCGACGAGCGTGGCATTTATATCCGCCCATTCGAAGGTGCCGCGCTTCAGCAGCCTGTCCCACAAGAACTCCTTACCGAACGCAGCTACAATACCGGCAACAGCTCCGAGCCACGGAAGCCACATACCGATAGTAACTGCAATAATATATCCGCACAATACATGCAGTAGTTTGTCTGTTTCCATCATGTATATTTTATAAAAATTTCTATCTTTGTAAATGCCATCTGGCAAAGAGACATTGCTATGTCTCATTAAGAGGCGGAGTCCGACACCGCCTCTTTTTTATTACCTAAAGACTACACGCACTCCATCCGCAATCCGGACATATTGCGCATCCGGATTGATGAATAAGCCACGCGCCGCACTCCGGGCAACGGTCGGTTATAAATGCAATACCTGCTGCCGGTTCCCTGTCGCTTTCCATGAAACATGTATCCATGCGTAATTGCTTTCGTCTATCAATTGGTCGAACTGAATCCCTGCTGCTTGAATCATGCTGAACAACCTACGATTCTTGTCTGGTGAACCTACCGTAATGTCTGCTGCTTCTCCCTGCATATGTTGAGAATTGACCGTCCCGCCTACTGCTTTGTTCAGCATCGGCGTGCGAAAACCGCTATTCACAATTACAGGACCGCCCCATAATGCGCGTATGGGGTCGAGACAATTCGTGATAAGAGCTATCAAATTCACTTTCGCACTGGGAGGAGGAGTATTGTCTATACCCTGTTTGATAGCTGTCCGGGAATGACATAATTCTTGAATTGTAAAATACTTACCCATTGCGTGACATATTTTGTATAAAGGAATGAGAGCTACCAGCCATACAAGAAGTTGGTAGCTTCCATCATTCCTCTGCTTTTTTGTTTATAGTATAATACAATGCGTCGTATTCTGATTTTTTTACTAATACGGGGCATTCTGTCACGTTGGTGATATGCGAACACTTGTGCGCTGCTACGATTACGCCGTTTAGGCGTGAAATACGCCCGTCTTTATGTAAAACGGATTTTTGGAGAGTCTCTATTTGGGTTTGACAGAACTCTATTTGCTCACGCATAACGTTGAGCGCTGCCTCCAGTGCTTTGACTTCCTTTTCAAAGGCCTCCGCATCCTTGAATCGTTTCGTTTGCCGCCGATATAACACCAGCGTGTACATTGACGTGCCTCCAAATATGCACGTGACAGCCGAGAGTATCCAGTTCAGGATATCCATTATAGCCTGTGTCTTACAGTTTTCTTTGTCCTACGCGTACTATATGGCGTGGAGCTTCAGTGTACGGGCGGCATTCCAGCAGTCCCAACGAGCGGCAGTGTGCCGTTACTTCCTCGAAATATGCTTCACCGATACGGCGGGCATCGTTAGAAGCGCGCACTATCGCGTTGTCTTCGGTTCTCGACGAAAACTCACCGTCTTTGTAGCGGACACCGAAGGCCGTGATATTGATAGGATTGTTCACAATGAACCGGCTGTATGCTATATAAGCCGTAGCCGCGACTATACCGTTACTATATTTCTCACCACAGCATCCCGCATAGTAGCCGCCGTTCATCAGTGCATCGTGGTCGTCCGCCGTTATGGTTGTCTCCGTTCCGTCTGGCCGCGTGTAGGTGAATGCGTCGCCGGTTTTGAAGTCCGTCTCATCGAGCCACCGGTACAGCGGCGCGCCGAGAACGTCCATCAGGCGTAGCCGTTCAGCCTCCGCAAGGTATGGCTCGAGACGTTCCTTGGCGTTAATGTTAGCCGCAATGGGCCGGACACGGTTAATATCCTGTATTGTCAGTAGCATTAGGCACGAGTTTTAATGCGTCTTCTTCTGTGAAACCGAAGAGCATCGTTAGTGAGCTGCGCTTCTGTTGTATAGTAAGCGTGGCATTGGTAATGACTTCCACTACATGCGCTGTAGCCGCCTCGCCGTGTGTCTCTATATATGAGCCGCCGGTATTGTACGCAAGCGGCACGATATCAAAATGCATCGGGATTTCATTCCACCAGAAGCTGAACAGGTATTCGAGCGTCTCGGTGATTATCGAGCGGTCGCGGTAAGTGACGGAGTTATAATATTTGTAAGCGTTTACGAACAGGTCGGCTCCAAGGTTGCCAGCTACGTCCTTTGCTCGCAGAATCGGCGGTTGTTTGAATGCCTCGCCGATATTGTCGGGGATGACCTGCTGCGTGGTCTTAAACTTGCTATCATAGTTATCGCCGGACAGCGATACAAACTGCGGTATTTCATCTTTGTTCTTCGCTGTGGTGTACCACAATTGCATGGCATTCTCATCGCCCTGGAATTGCATCAGCTCCTGCTGCTTGCGTGCTAACTGCTCCTCGTTCTGGTCGCTTTCCATGATGTCAACGAGCAGGCCGGCCAGCATGAAGTTGCTGCACACGTTGCGTCCCGCGATGTTGGCAAGACCTTCCTCGGTACGCATATCGGTCAGTTCTGCTACGTACTTGGGTATTGGATATGCCAAATCGCCTACGGACGAGCCGCATAGATAGAACACCTGTCCGCGGTAACTCTCCCAGCCGCCGGCTTCGTCCACTTCGGACTGCACTGTTTCGGGACACGGGTCAAAAAGGTGATAACGAATTATCTCGTCAGGATACCAACGCATGCGAAAACGGGTACTACGCCGTCCCCAGTCTGCATGTACCGCAATATGAGTAATCTCGTCGCCGTTATCGGAAGTTCCCAGACGACAGAATTCGAACGGTACCACGTGCATATCTTTGATGTGAAAATCCTGCGTATAGTTCACATGAATTGCGAAGCCACAGTATTTGGTGTAGTCCTCTACGATTTTGCGGAGAAAGCGCGTACCTGTTTCCGTAGCGTTTACCATCATGTCCGCAACGGCACTGTCCCCGAATCCCTCGCCGTTCACGAAATCGGAGTAGATGTCGAGGCATGCATATCCCGTTTTAGAAGCTGTGACGAGTTCGTTCACTACCTGCGGAAAATCGTTATCCTCGCCGTAGGTAAGGATATGCCATTGCCGCCAGTCATATGACTTAAACTGCTGCCGCGTCTTTATCTGCGAGGCTATCATCTTCTACAATTTTTTTTGCCCGCGGTTTGCGTGGTTTCTTAGGTTTGTCGGCAGATGTTCCGGATTCCTCCGACGATATGCCACCATTATTGCGGTAAGATGCTATGCGAACGTCTACATCCTCTGGTAGTTTGCTAAAGAACTTGCGAACGGCGGGATTATTGGACAAATGGCGTAATGCCATCTCCTCGCCTTTCGCCCGAAGTGTTGCAGGTGTTAGTACCCAATCAATTTCCATGTTTACAGGGTCTGTTTTGTAGGTTCCTGGGTAAACTTCGTATTCTGTAGTTTTTGGTTCTATTCCTTGTAACTTCATGAGTTTTATATGAGATTCGATATACGTGTGTATGCATGTAGCAAGGTTACGGCCAAGAAAAACTTTTGCGAGATAACGAATTTCTTCCATCGCCGCGCGGTTGCTTTCCAATGTCTGTATATAATGATTTCTGTATTGTTGAGACAGATTATTATATGCTGCTTGGTAGGCTTTCAGTTTTTCTATGTCTGATTTTTCCATAACGATATATTTGACGCATTGAGGCGGGGTTGATACCCCGCCTGTGCGTGCATCAGGAAGAGAGGGGGGAGAGCAGTGACGTAATAGCTGCGTCTGTCGTCGCCTCGTCCGTCTTGAAAAATGATTTAGGCAGGCTGTCTTCGCGTCCATCTTCCCCTGTGGACAAAGTTACGTCATAGGCTATGCCGTCCGTAATTTCTGTCGAAACTGTCAGCGCCGAAACGCTGAGACCTGAATTCCAACCGTACACTTCATATTTAGTGTCTCCGGATGCGCCTCTGTCTTTGTTCTCCACAATAGCCACTACTAAGGCATTTGTAAGACCGTTGATGAATTTCTTTGCTGCCTCCGATTTCTGGAATATACGCACTTGTACACTGTGCGTATGACTATTTACGTAAGTCCCAGCGTTGATTTCATCAGTGCCGATGGTTGCGTCCGGTAAAGAATCCACCTCATATGCTTTTGCGCCTGTTTTGAGAATCAGGTCGGAAATAACATTATTCCTCACTTCCGAAGTTGCCTTGTTGATATCAGAATGGCTTATCAGTATGACACGTGCCGCGGTACCGGGAGTAGCCTGAGATAAGCAGTCTTCACTCGTGAAGCCTACAGATATTTTGCTGCAATCTACTGCCATAACTTATCCTCCTAAATGGCTATGGTGAACATTTCGGGATTGGTAAGTTTTGCATCCAGACGTCCCATAAGACGAGTAAATACTACCTTGTCCTTGCGGTCGTACCACATTTCAATCTGGTCAAAACTGTCGAGGGCGTCCACGCCTACGCCGAGCACGGGCCGAGCAGTGTATATGGCGCGGTTCGGATTGTCGTATTTCGTCCCGTTGTCGAAGTATGATTTAATCATCTTGTCCCATATAGGCATGGCAATTACGGGAATGCCGTCATAGGAGAGTGCGGAGCGTCCGTCAAGCAGCATGACGCGCGCGCTTTCGAGATATTGCGAGGATGCGAGATACTGCGTATAAGCGTCGTAGATGCTCTGCGTCACAAGTATGAACTGATTTTCCATGCCTCGCAGTTCTATCGGAGCGCCGTAAACCAGCCCCGCGAAATAGTCCACGATATTCTCCGGCGATACCTTCTGTGCTGTATACGATGCGCCTGTATTTTCCGTAATAGTTACGCGCTGTTCCGCATTCTCGCCCGCTTGTGTGATAGCTTGTTTCCAGAATCCATCGAGCAGGGTGAAGTATTTCGTATCCAGCTCCGCGGTGACCGTGCCGGTAGGCGCGCTCTGTGCCGACGTATCGCCGAACCAAACGGTCCGATAGAAGAAGTCGCGTACACTCTTCCGTAGAACTGTGAGCACGATGTTTGCGTAATCGGTGTCAGTAAAATCGGGAATGCGTACGCCGGTATGCAGAGAGTATATCGTGGCTGCGTTCTGCAAATCAGTATAGCACTGCTTGAGGAATATTTCCCATGTCTTTGGATTCCACTCCAATTTTCGAGTATTGATGCTCCATTTCTGATTAGAAGAATTGCATCCGGTGTCCGGAACGCCCACCAGGCCGCCTTCACCGATGAACCCAACCTCAGTATTGGTAACGATACCCGGGAATATCGTATGAATGGACGTGAAATCGGGGGCACGCAACGTGTCCTCGAACAGCATTTCGCTAAGCGAATCGACCAATTTACCTTCGAAGGTAAATTTAGTCATGTCAATAAAACCTCCTGCTGCCATTTTTATAGGGTGTAATGTTAGTGAATGTTGGTTATTTAATGAGTTTTTCAGCCTCAGCGGCCTTTCGCTGCTTCTCGCGCGCCTCCTTGATGATGTCCTCCTTCGAGAGGCTGGCCGGTGATTTAGATGTTGGGACATAGTTCTGTCTTGAAGGCGGTACTTCGCGGCTACCTCGAAGACGGCGTAACTCCGCTTCCTGCTCATCGATTACCCTGCGTGCTTCTTCCAGCATGTCTTCCAGCTCCCGCACGCGCTCCTCCATGTCTCCCACGCCAGGCTGATTAGGCGATTCTATCGCCGTTACTACATTGTCTTCGATGTTGACTTTGCGGCCATCAGCAAGTACGAACTCGCCTTCGGTGTCGCCTTTTGCCACTTTTACACGGTCGCCAACGCTGAGGCTGTCGTCGGACGAGGATGTTGAAAACACGATATTCCCCTCCACGTCTTTGTAATCGTAGTTGAAAATTTCGTGTTTTTTGAAGTAATTAGCCATTCGTTCCATGAACGAAACATAGGCCGAAGATTTTGTTTCTGCCATAATGCAATTATATAGTTGATTGGTTGTGTATTGGTTTATTCTGTCTATAAATCCCATTTCGAGAAGGGAGTTCGCATCATGTACTTTTTCCTGCTGGATAACATTGCGTAAAAATTTCCTATCTGCTCCGGTGCGTTCTGTGTAAATATCAAGTATTGCTTCTTGCTCCATCTCCAGTATATCGGACATATTCCGAGCTTCTTCAGTCGATATGCATCCGTACATTTCCGTATGAACTTGATGAATCAGCGCACGGACATTGCGGTTAGCTGACCTGTTGCCTTTCGGAGCCGCAAGTAAAATTACAGTTGCCATAGAATGACAGGCCCCACGAATATTTGCGTAAATGTTTCGCCCGCTCATTCGCAACATATCGTATATTTTGAATCCTTCCTCCGTGCTCCCGCCGTCGCTGTCTATATCCAACAGAATATCAGGGTCGGGATTTCCGGCCAATATCTCCGCCAGTTTCTCGGCGGAAAATGTGTTGTCGCCAAACCAGCTATTTTCGGGAGCAATACATCCTATGACTTCTATATGTATCATATATACAAAGATACGTATTTTTAGTTTTATATAAGAAAAAAACTATAATAATTTGTTTGATTGTATTTTCATATAGTTTGCTTCCTGTCTTTTAATGTCCTGGATAGTTGCTACTATTTTCACAGAATTAAGAGCTTTAGCAATAGCTTGTTCGATGTTAGGATTGATATCCATTCCTGCGTGTCTCATAACATATCCGCCATCGTATCCGGCGGAGGCAAATGGAATACCTCCGCCCGCTTCATTGATGGCAGACAGTAGGGGGAGGAATCTGGCCGTCGAACGCCTGTTGATAATTACCTCGCCGGCCTCAGCTTCGATAACTTCTCCGCCCTGTGCATGGGTGCGTCCATGAATGTAACGGCCCCGGGAGGCGGTAGGAAGCGGGGCAGACAATACGGCAGCCATTTGCAGTGCGCTTGCCGCCGATATGAGCCCGGTAAGTATCCCGGCCACTATGGGATTTGCCTGCGCCTGTGTCCACGCCTGCACGATTGCCTGTGCAGTGCTTACCGTAATTGAAAATACGGATGCAGCCCGTTCGGCTTTCGCCTCTCTGATACGGGCTTCGGCTATTGCATCCTCCCGCTCTTTTTGCAGCCGCATACTTTCCGCGTTATATTCGGCTTCCGTATAGGCCCCGCGTGCGTACATGTCGGCCAAATTCTGTTCTGCCTTATCATACGTGTCGTTGATAGATGCCACTTGCTGTTCTACCTGCGAAGAAATTAGGTCGGTAATACCATTGAAAACTTCATTTATTTGGTCGGCAATGGAGAATATATCGTCCCGAAGTTTAGTTTGAAATTCTTCCTCGTTCTGAGCCATTGCCGCCCGTATTTCCTCCACTTTCTCCGCATTGTTTTTATAGAGTTCCAATTCCTGGAGCAACCGTTCTTTCGTCGTCCGATATCGGGTTACGTAATTGCTGTTGTCGATTTCATATCCCTCCAGCCATGCAGCACGCTCGATAGCCAATACTTGATTAGCTATTTCCCGCTGCAACGAAACGGTATCTTCTCCGAGCTGTTGACGGAGGCGTAATTCTTCCTGCATGCCCTGTAGTTCCAGTTGCAGACGCTCGATGCTACCCTCCTTCATCTCTTCTGCCTCCTGCGATACTATTGCCTGCAAAGTTTTCAGCCGTTCCTTAAGGATTTCATTTTGCTTTTTGGCGATTTTCTCGTCTACTTCTATCGTCTCCTCCCCGTTCTTCTCCAGCATCTCCTTCTCTGCCTCAAAAGCCTCCAATTCGATTTTCAGACGTTCCGCGGTATTGTTCCCGGCTTCCAGAATGCGCCGGCGGTAAAGAATACTCAGTGCTTCGAATTCTTGCCTGTCATATTTCTTATTGACTTCGGAAATATCTTTTGCAAGGTTTTCGGCTAACTTGTCGCGATATACCAATAAATTTGCCAACACCTCCTCGTAGGCTGTTTTTGCGGCTGCAGCCTCCTCCTGGGACAGGTTGCCAAAATCTATTTTTTCATATTCGGCAACCGTATCCTCTAACGTCTTGAGAGTTTCCGCATATTCGCGCATTAGCTGCCGTATCTCGCCCTGTCTGCTCCCTTCATTGAGAGTTTTAACCATTTCCTGTTGGATTTTTACGATATTTCCTGCGAATTTGGAAGCCTGCTGGTCTACGGTCTTGCCCGCGTCTTCTGCATCTTCTGCAAAGCCCACAGCGAGTTCCGAGGATTTTTCGGCGGCCGTGGCTGTAAGTTCGTTTATGAACGTCAGATAATTTTCGGCCCTTGAGAAAGCCTTGTCAGCTTTGTAGTTCAGCCTTTCTGCGCGGTCAGCTGTCAAATCGAAATTACGGCCTATATTATTCCCTAAGAATACAAATGATTGACCGAGCAAAGTATTGGCGTTAGCCCAATTCTGTATTCGTTTCTCCTCCCGTTCGCTATTTTCTTGTGCCAGTTGCCATGCCCTTGCCTGATATTCTATAGCCTCTGTTATCTGCTCTTCATACAATTTCAGTGATGCAGCAGCCTGCGCACGTGCGACCATTGCATCTATGACTTTTTGCGTAGATGCAGGAGAACCGAATGCGGTCTCTGCATCGTTTACGTCGTTTATGGCAAGTCCCGTATCTGCTATCTCGTCCTTGTATTTTTGTATGAATCCCGCTTTTGCTTCTGCATCATCGCCCAATCTCGCCCATGCATCGGCGAGTAAATTGATATTCGCAATCTGTTTGCCGAGCCCGCTGAAATCCATTGCTTCATTTAATGCTTTCATGGAGGCCGCCGTGCTGTCCGCCGCATGTTTCCCTTCGAGCAGTTCGCCTATCCACTTTACCAGCTCGCCTCCGTATTGCGCAAGGAGAGTAACGCCCACTGCTAACAATGTCTGCATGGACAGAAATGATGACAACACCGTTTTTATCACAGACGGTGCGGCCTTACCTTCCTTTCGCAGGGCTGCAGCCTCCATACGCACTTTCTGTATCTCGTCAAAAAACATCGGTAGGTTGTTCGAGATGGCGAGGAAAAACTGATTAGCGCTAACAGTGAGGGATGGTAATTCGCGTACTAGTTGTTGTGCCTGAATATTCAATCCATTATATGCACTGCCGTAGTTACCGACGTTGCGGCGAAAATTGCCCAGCGCCTGTTCCTGCTTGCTGAGTTCCGCAGTCAGTCCTGCGATGCGGTCACGCAGTTCGGTTCCCTCCGCCGCTTCTCTTTCCGCCTTGCCCAAACCGTCGTATTCCTGTGTAAGTAATGACACTTGCAAACGCATGGCTTTAAGCGCATCTGCCTGTTGCCCCTCTAATTTCATAGAGTTGACAGCAAATTTACTGTATGAGTTGTATTGGGCAGTAAGTACTTTCAATTGGGCGGCCTTTTGCTGATACGCGATAGTGCCTTTCCCATTTTGCGCCGCCTCCTGCTTCATGGCTTCTTTAACTCCTTCTATTTTCTGCTGCAGCTCTGCCGCCGTAGCGATTGCCTCGGTCGCATTCAGTTTAATGTTATATACGGTTTCTCTTGTTTCGGTAGCCATGTTATTGTATTTTAATCATTTCACAGGTAACAATCTCTCCGGAGTAATTCTCGACTTTCAGCAGATAGAAGTATGCGCTAAACTGTTCTAACCAAACAGGCTTCATAAAATCTATCATGTATATATCGAGCAGCGACAAATCGAAAGAAGCCCGTAAAACAGTTGGATAAGCAATTGCATTTGTTAAAGCATCAAAGTTCTGTTTGATGTTTTTTGTGTAAAAATTGCCTGTATATACATCCCTGGCAGCAGATACAGTACCTTGCTGAATTGTTTTGCTAAACGGCAATAATGCTTGTAATAGATAGGGTGTATCGCTTCCTTTCCATGTTCTGGATATGCCGCTATCCTGCTGTGAAACCTCATATAGTGGAAGATTGACGACTTGGCCGTAAGTATCAAATGTTAGATTTTTCGCGCTGGCAAACGGTATTTCCATATACTCCTCCGGCCCCTGTTCTAAGGATGCAGAATACATTCTGAATGTCCAGCCGGTTTGGTAATCATTTTCTTCCTTAAAATTGATTTCGTTGATTTTGGCGAAATTGTCGGGCTGATAGCTAAATTCGAGTTCATCGTCCTGTAATAGTTTGTCCGACCAGTCCATTACATTACCTGCATTCTTGTTGTCAATGACGGTTTGGAAAGTTTCAAAGGTTACGGTCTTGGTGCGATAATCGAATACGGGGAAAAGGGCAAAAGTCTGTATTACAGCACGCACAAAATCGCCCTGCGTGTCGAAGTTCATGCAATCGAACAGATTTGCGCTTGCGCCTATTGTGATGCTGCCGTAATCAGTTTCGCTGTCGGGATTTGATGTAAACTTAACAGATAGGTCTATATCTATAGGCATTGGTATTAGAGACGTATTGGTACTGTCAAAACGCTCATAGGATTGGAATGTGAAACTAAAACGTAACTGCTCCCCCGCATTGATTGTAAATGGATTTTCTGTATATAGTAAGTGTGTTTGGCCGGCGGCTATATCTGGAAGCCAATAATTATTATTAATATCATCATACTGATAGCCTTTTAATGGCTTTGATACAATAACATTACCAGAGTTGTCCGTAATATCTGCAACAACCTGCAAGGCTGTTATCGTACTGTCTGGCGTGTATGGATAATTGATAGGAGCGCCAGGTTTTACAGATACTACAACGTCGCATTTCTGCGTATCAAGAGCGAAATATGTTGGTTTGTAATGTAATCGTATTTCATCCGAAGTGCCGCTATACCCACTCCTGCCTGAAGAATCAGGTTCTAAAGATATTGGTACTTTAACAAAATTTCGGCGCTGAATCACTATACTAGCCTGCACTCCTCCTGTCATTTCGTATGTAAAATTTCCAGACTGTTTTAAACTAACACATGGAATGATGTGTTTATCCAACCCAGAGGAATTGTCGTACTCAGTATTCCATCCATGATACTTCATAATAGCGCTGAGTACGGATGGAACACTGAGAGCCGGAAAGACATTCCATACATCTACTGCCTGGCTGAGCGTGTCGGCATTGCTGACAGCTTCAGGTTCGATATCGTTTTGTGATAGCAGGTACAGACCGTTTACCGTGCCATATTCTCCAGTCGCCTGGCTAAACATTCGGATTTGTGTGATATCTACAGCTCTGTTTAATTTTATTGCCGACATAGGCGTATCATCCATAGATACGAACAAGTCTTTGTTTGCACCTATGATTTGGCAGTTTATCTCCCCGCCGGACATGGAATCGACGTACAGCAGCATATCCTCCTCGGTGAATTTCTGCCCGTCGCAAAGGAGCAGGCAGGGCCACGCGTGCGTCGATATATCCCCGTATCGTCCGTTAATGCCGTTGAAATACTGCATAGCCCGAATGTTCGTTTCCGTAACAGGCAATGTTAGTGCCTGGGAAAACGTGACGTTTCGAGCACTCGGTTCGGATACGTCGAACGCCTGCAGTGTGATGTACGGATTTTCATCGCCCAAATCGAGCGATATCCATTCTCCCCCCTCTGTATGTCGTATTTTTACTTCCCATTTCATAGCTGCTGTAATTTGATTGGCGGTAGCGTAAATGTGTATTCTATATCCCCAAGTCCTGAGCGGCTATTCCATGTTACGGAAATCGAATCTTCGAATACGACCGTCTGCCATTTGCCGATGCTTTCGTCGTACCATTCAACGAGAGGGGAGCGGGGTATGAATTTCAAGCACTCAAATTCTTCGCGTGTTAACAATCCGTCGCCTACCGTTATACGCTTGCGACCTATGGCACTTGCGCGATGCCATATGCGGTATTGGTCGGAAGGATAGGGTAGTATATTTATGATATCTTCAATCTCCTGTTCGTCCGATGGATATGACTTGAACATCCAGAAATCGTATCCTCCTTTTTCATTTATCCATCTTATATAAAAAGGGTTATCTGGAATACATCCTAATCGGCAATGATATTTTGGTGTAAAATATTGGAATGAAATATACGAGTTTCTAAGTTCCCAACTTTCAGTATCTGTTAAATCTACCATACTTACCCCTACAGGAATCTGCTGAGCTTTATATGCACTATTAAACGTTTTCCCATATAGATATGGACCTATAGAAAACGTATTTGTATTTATAACCATGTCGAGCGGATATCCTTCATACCATACCCAACATGCAGGAGACATAAGCATTGCTGCATTTTCTGTTTGCATATCGCTAATATGTCCATACTGAGATATGTGGCGCATGAATAATCTTCTTGCATTTTCTTGTGCTGTATCTTCCCCAGGAATGTTGTTAACAGTGTAATTCCCGTATAAATTGTTGTCAGAATATCCGGAACGTATGTTGAAAAACGATGATTTAAATATCCATCCTAAATCATATTTTATCTTGCCGTCCTTGTCCGGTTCTGAAGATAAAAGCACATTCTGAGTATTTGCATTGGGCCGTTCAACATTCACCGTAATCATCGGCAAGGTCGTGTCTGTAGGCGATAATGAATTGAGCAAATCAGCAGGCGATGGAAGATACGGCAAATAATCATTTCCGGTATTTATCATTATTTTGCCAGCCGTGACCGACATTAACAGGAATCCGTTTGGTGAGGCGCCGGGACTTTCCGGCGTTTTGTAATCTACTAAAAAAGAATTGTCGTATGGAATAAGAATTGCTTGACTCGAACCGTCTGACACAGATGAGCGCATTGTCGTTTCACCGGAATAGAACCATGGCTGAAAATCTCCCGTATAACCGTATCTATAAATACTTCTTACCTCAAATCGGGATGTTAGTGCATAAGGAATTATCGTATCGAGCATTTTACCATCGTAATACATGTTTCTCTGCACATAGGTTATGTTCCAAATCGTATTCAAAGTACGCACATAATAAATATGACCGCCCATGTATAAACTACCGTCAGCGGAGCCACCTAACCATATATTTTTAATATTACTATAAACATTATAACTAACATCCCCATTATAAATAGTGGTTCCGTTAAAATCGATACGCATAATTCCAGTGCCTCCTGATGTAACGGCGGTTGTGTCTGTCCAAATAACAATATGATTTAGTGTTTTTAAAACAACGTCAATAGTAGTAGATGAATCTTGGAGTCGTACTAATTTGCCATTTTTAAAACCTATTACGTCAACTGCTTGCGACAGTTTGTCTTCATAAATTACTAAAGGATGTACTAAATCATCATTTGCAATATTGTCTATATTAAACACTAATTCTATTCCCAACGAATTACTATTGCGCATAATTTGTGATACTTCAACGTACCCTAAAGGTCTGTTTGTGCAGTCAAAAGATTGAGGAACACCAATACAATGTCTGAAATTAAACCATGCAGTTAGTCCAGGGCCTGTCCATGCTTCGGTTACATCTTTAAATGGATTTTGAACAATAAATTGTGTACATAAAGCAGCTTGCATGTCCGGATATCCCACGGTAGATAATTGATTAGCATTGATATATGCTCGCTCTATATAATCGACAAAGTTGCGAGATGGCGTTGTGTTTAAAGTCCATAATGCATCACCGAATGTTTGGTCTATTATCAATTCCACGCGTCCCCCCGCAAAATTGTTATTTGTGGTGCTCGTTTTAATACTTAATTTATTGATACCAAGACTGTAATATTTCCCTATTGTAAACGGTATTATGGCGCTCACTCCACCTGTTGATATTCTGGTAAGTCCGGACGTTTCTATTCTTGAAAATAATGTCGGTAATTGACGTTGGCCGGCCGGTATAGCCGAGCTACCCACAGGCATTTCAACATCTGCATTGGATGTTTTTAACGGTAGAATATTAACTCCTTCTGTATCATTTTGATGTGCTTGCGCCCACTTATACAGTCCTTTGTCAGTTTGCAATACGAGTTCCGTCTCCTCGTACGCTGAACATATTGGTTTCGGTTTTTTCAGACAGTATGCCATAATCTATAATATATATCCGTGTTGTGATGATGCAGGGACGGACAGTGCTTCATTGATAAGTATTTGCATCGCTTGCTCTAATGCCGTTTCAAGCCACGCCTCAAAATTTTTTACGGGCGTGTCGACCAAATCCACGTATAGATGATTTCTGTATAATTCCGACCCTTCGCGGCGTATTTTCCATGCTACCGCATTGGCAAAACGTCTGGCATCTCGCGCATCTATAAAATAAAGACCTTTGGCGGCTGCCCATTCTTCGATAATGTCGGTAAAGTTGGCCGGGACGCGTCCGGGCCCCCGCCCCGTGATGAGAGTATGGAAATATCCGGGAGCCTTTATCGCTCCCTCGATAATATCCCCAGTGCGCTCTACCGTTGCCGTCGTTTCTGAATACGTCCGTCCACTTGCCTGCTGTCCGGCACGGCGAGAAGCCTCTATTATGTCATCCCTCAGCATTTCCAAGTGCTGAAGAAGCTCGCTGTCGAATCTTGTTGTCATCGTCTTTTCGCTTTTCGTGCACGGGCAGCTTTTTCTTCGCGATTCTTATGCAGCCGCTCGTGAAATATCGCCCGCTGCATATCGGTATAAAGTATATTGAATACTTTCGCGTATTTCCATGACAGTATCGTGTCTGGGTCCGTCGCGAACTCTTTTGCGAGAGATGTGATTACTCCCATGTAACTGATTTTCCGCTGCATGTCGAGTATACCTGCAGCTTTCTCTTCCGTGGTAGGGGCTTTATAAAGCTCTTTATTTTCACGATTAATCCAGTATGCCAAACCGTCTATAACTTCCGGCCACCAAGCAATGCTTTCACGGATATTCAAGAACGACCATTTTGGCACAAGGCATTGCATGCACGCTTCCATTTTGGCGAACTCAGACAGTTTCGCGTTCTGCAAAATGCGTCCGAGTTCTATACGTTGTCCGTATGTAAACTGTCCCCCTCGGATATCTACTTTACGCATAATCTTCGGCACACAGCCCCTCCTCCCACTGAAATTCTACATAAATGCTTATTTCGTTCGCGTCGAACCGCGGTTCCGCCCTGTAGTTAATACGCAGATTTGCGAACGAATCGGGAAATCGTGCGGCCATGTCCGATTTTTTCAGCGCCTGCAGAAATGGCCGGACGAGCCGCCGCTCTATCGTGTCCTGCACAGCAAGACGCGTACGGGTAGTCATATCGTTATCGGAAAATTCCGTACTTCCTTTTTCATACGTGCTGTGCATCTCAACAAAACCGCAGAAATATACACGCACTGTAGTTTGCTGATGAGGAATACGGCCTCGCGGCAATATATAGTTAGAGTAGACAGGCGGTTCGACATATATAAAGAAATTTGCGTGCCCATCGTCATTCGTTCGCGGTACGGTATCGATTTTAACCGCAATCAAATCGGCACTGTCGCACTCGAAATACACATCTCCGCCTCCGACGTTGCACGTTTTGGCAAAATCGCCGATAAATGATATTATGCTTCCAATCATCTTTTTTTAGGTATTTGCAGCGGCGAGAAACGAGCCCCCTCCGCTTTGTCGTGTATGTCGAAAAACTGCCGCATAATTAATGTGTCTAAAAAATCCGGCGAATGCCCCAATGCCTGTTTCATTTCCTCTTTTTTTATGAGAGCGCGCTTATTGTCGGTGTTCACGTCAGCCGCTTTCAGCTGCATAAGCTCCGTGCGTATGCGTTCGGCATACTCGGGCGGGCAATCTATGCGTATCTGACGTTTATTTATTTTTTCGGCCAATCTATATGCACATTCGGCCTTGAGCGAAGCGTATGTGTCATGTATTGCTTTTGAACCACCGCGAAACTCCTTTATGCCGCGCATATAGCTCTCAAGAAAAAATCCCAGACCGTCCGCGTCAGCCACTATGTGCGACCTGGGCACGTTATTTTCTGTCGCAATTCTCTGTATAGCTGTTTCAATATCTTTTCCGCCCGTCTTATTTTTCACGAACGGAAAGCGGCAGACGTCGCCATGCCACAGAGCTATTACGCACGTATCGCGTCCGCCTCCGGCCAAGTCTGCCGATATATATGGGTCACCCTCGTTCACGAAATCGTTTGTAAATGCGTCGCATACGGCGTCATAATCTACCAGTAATCTCGCGTCTGTATCAAACTCCCAACGTCCGTACAGCAGACGCTCTCGTTCTGCGGGGGTAAGAGCTTGTCGCAGATTTTCGATGTATTCCTGCGTAGCCGTCTTATTGTCTGAAATAAACGCTTGGATGAAACGGATGTGCGACGGTAATGTCCCGTCGCGGTAGGGCTTGTAATAATCGTTGTACAAATAGTTATTCGACGGATTGCATGTTTGTAACAATTTTATTGACAGGTCGTAACGTTCGTTATTTTTGCGTCCCAAAGTAGCCATAAGGTTGGACTTGGCCGCCCTGCAAAATTCTCCAGCCTCTTCAATCCATCCGCGCGTCATCTGCATCGAGCCGAACCGCATGTACAGCGGGTCGGAAGGCCTATAACTTGCTTCAATCAAATACACGCGAGAACCATTATACAGCTCGAAATAGTGATATGCCCCGTTGTACGTCACATACTGCGAAGAATCGACCCCCCATGCATTCAGAACTTCATGAATAGACGGAACTGTAAAACGCACGAGGTCGGTGAGATTTTGCCGCGCAATAAAATAGTACGTTTCAGGATACGTGAGCGCATCTCCAAATATCAAAGAACATCCGAGATATGATTTTCCGCCCATTTTAGCGCCTCCGTAAAGTATTTCCGTTACGGAGTTGTCGCACCATAGCCGAGCGCATTCTTTCTGCTTGTCATTTCCGCGCGTGTCAAACGTCAGTTCCATATTTCCGTCTGTATCTCGCTTCAAGACGTCTCCAGCGCTTGAATAAGTGAGCCTCCCATCCACCGACGATACGGCGATATATTATCGGAGCGATAATACCGCACACGGCCCCCAGACCGATTACGGCGAACGGTAATATTATCCAAAAAACTGTCATCATATCACTTTCATACCTGTTATCTGATTAATGTCTATGCGGCCGGCCAATTCGCTCGATTGCTTGTTCTTCCATTTTTCCGGGGCGAGATTTGTCAGAAGGAAAATACATGCGGCTACATTGGGGGCTTCGCGCATCGTCTTCTCGGTTATTTGTTTCACCACTCCGTTTCCCGTCTTTTGTGTAACAATTTGCGTCCATTCAAAACCCTCAGCGGCTGTGGCAAGAGAGCGCACTACTCGTCTTTCCAATCCGTCGCGGTATTCCTTTTTCGCTTTTTTTATAGCTTCAGAAAATTCAGATTTTTCCATCCAGTCAAAATACGTAGTCGCACTAATGTCGCACGACCTGCACATATCGGCGAGCGTTCCTCCGCCGTATTCAGACAGCCCGTTTTGGCGTACCCATGCGGCACATTCTTCTATTTTCTCCGGAGAATACTTTGCCATTGTTTTAACTTATTATTTACTACAAAAATACAAATAAAAACAATAATTATGAGCGAAAAAATGCAGCAGCAGGCATCTTTTTTTTTGAAAAAAAGATTTGCATTTTCAAAATTAATTACTACCTTTGTAGTGTAATTAAAAACCAAAACCAAGCCGCCGGGCTCAAAGCGAGAACAATATGAAAACTTTCAAAAACTTCTACGACAATCTTTCTGACCTTCGCGCAAAAAACAACGTTCGCGCAATTTTCAATCTGATTGACGGTACTCATCGGATAGAGTATCCGAGTCGTCGTACTGTTTGGGAATATTTTGACGATGCCCCTGGTATTTTTGAAATCGTTGCAAAATACGGCCAGGGATTCGTAACTGACATTTGCGACAAGGCTCTGCATCACAATATCCGCCTTTCCGAAAAACAGCGCTGGTGCGTCGCTTTCGCCATGATGAAGGTTACGGACGAGCAGATAGCCGAATACCGCGAATGGGAGCAGGCGGAACTGGCCGCCCTCGACGCAGAGATTGAGGCATCCGAACAGAATGAGGCTGAGCAGGCCGCAGAACCGGCCGAGGCGGAGGAGGTAACCGCCGAAGAATCTAAAAACGACAAAGAATTTGACAATCAAACAACAGACAACGATATGAAAGCATCAGACATTCGCTTAATCAACGATAATCAGGAAAGTGGTCGCGTGTTCTTTCACACGTACGACGGTAAGACAATCTGCCGCACGATGACGTCGCGTGAAGTACAGCAGGGACAAGTACTTCGCAGACGCGAAGGGGAGAAAGCATGCACGAACTATTTTGTCGATTTGTTCAATAATAAATATTCGGAACCTCAAAAAATAGAGTATAGAAGAATGAGCGAGGCCGACACACGTTTTTTCTGGCTGCATCATTGTCGTGAAATAAATCCGCTCCCCTTCGACGAAGAAGAAGAATATCAAAGGTTGTTGTCAGATTTGTAATATTATGCCGAAAAATTATCCAGCATTCATCATCGACCGCAGCCGCCGTTCTCCGGCGGCTCGGTTTACCGACGATTTCGTTGTCTGTACAGACAAGGAGGTCGGATTTATCGCCCGTGGCTATCTTTTGCCGAAAAGCCGCCGGGACGCACACATCGCAGCGTTGCAGGCAGAAGGCAAAACTTTCATCACGAAGACGTTCGAGGATTCGACGACGGTCGTGTTGGAGGTTGTCGAATATTTTCATACGCCTCTGACGCATCCGAATCGGGTGCCGCCGCTGTTGAAAAAAGCGCTAAGAGCATATATTTTCGGAGAAATGGAAGCGGTCGGCGGCGGTCGCGGCGGATACGATGAACAAATAGCCGCGATAGACGACGTACTGCGGACGGCCCTCTCCCAGCGGGAGCGCATGGTCGATGCACAGGGCGAGGCGGGGGCGGAACGCTTCATAAGCGCACTTCGTGCGGCCCGCGGCACGGTAGCGTTGATGCAGAAGATTACGAAAAGCGAATAGCCGATGACCGAGAAAAAAAAGAAAGACGGCCGGGGCGGCTACCGTCCCGGCGCCGGCCGTAAACCGATAGACGGCCCTCGAGGAGCAAGTATTAGTTTTTTTCTTCAGCCGAAAGAAATAACCGAGCTGCGGGATTTCATGAAAAAACACGCCATCCCCACTCGCCGTGCGTTCATCGAAGAGGCTCTCCAGCTGATGAAAGAGCGTTACGGGGATACCAGTACCCCGCCGGGAGTTTTTAGAGAAAAATAGTGCACCCCGCCGGGGGTTTTTAGAGAAAATTTTGGCACGTTTTTGTCACCTGGCATTTTTTACGTGGGCTTTTACATTAAATACCAAATAGTTATACGCTTAGTGCGGGATTATATATAATAAGCGGAGATGCTTTATTTGTCTTAAATTAATGCCTCGAATTATTTGCAAAATTCAAAGCAATGCGTTATCTTTGTCCCTGTAATCAAAGGTATATATACAAATATAATAAACATATGGGAATGAGCAAAGAGCACATAACTCGCGGCAATGTGATGGGGCAGATACGGGCGCTTGAAGTGGGGCAGGCTGTTGCTTTCAACCTTTCCGAATGCAAGTACACCACGATAAAAACTTCATGTTATCTGGTTTCGCAAAATTTAGACCGGAGATATACAACGAGCAAACACACGTCGGGGCTCGGACAACGGATAGTTGTTGTTACGAGAATGTCTTAAACGATAAGGCAGGAAGGTTTTTACAGGCAAGGAACTTAAAAGATACTGGAGAAATGAACGATAAACCGTTTATTCCATAGTCAGAAAAGAAGGTTATTATTTTTTCACCGTCATCCGCGAGGCCCGCGGTGAAATGGAACCGAAGTGTAAATGGGCACGCACCTTTTTCGGTAGATTTTTGGGGTGAGGTCGGGGTTCGAATCCCCGCGGTTCCGCAGGTTTAAAATGAAATTAATATGGAAGGGATTACCGTATTGGAGAGACGTCCGCGTCTTCGTTACCGGCTGGAAATGCAGGCCCGGTGGATTATGAACAGGATTATTTATCTAATAACGAAATAGGTATTGATTGGGAAGAGTAGACTATGAGTTACGTATATAACGGCTACGCAGGAATACAAGGTTCTATTTTCGCCGATGAACCACGGCGGGACACAGTTATGGCCCGTAAATCGAGACGGGAGATACACGAGGATTATGACGGTTTTGTGGCGAAATTCAAGCCCCGAAAAACGACGGATGACTGCTACACGCCACATCCGGTTTACGATGCTGTCCTTGGATGGCTCCGGGAAAATGTTGACATAGAAGGGCGGGAAATCGTGCGGCCCTTCTGGCCGGGCGGCGATTACGAGCATTACGATTATCCGGACGGCTGCGTGGTGGTCGATAATCCTCCTTTTTCGATATTTACGCAAGTGTGCCGCTTTTTTCAGTCCCGCAACATATCCTTTTTCTGTTCGCGCCGCATCTGACGTTGCTCAGTCCGGTCGGCATGAATTGGACAGGCATAGTGTGCGACGCTCGGGTGACATACGAAAACGGGGCATGCGTCGATACGTCGTTTGCCAGCAACCTTTTCGGCGACATTCGTATTATGACCGCGCCCGACCTGCTCGCCCGCATCAAAAATGCCGCAAAAACGAAGCGACGACTTATGGATTTGCCAAAATACATTTACCCGGACAATGTGGTATCCGCCGCATTGTTGGGCAAGATAGCCCCTTACATCAAATTCGAGGTGCGAGCGTCAGAATGTCGAAGGGTCCGCAAACTCGATAACCAGAAAGGGGGAGGTATTTATGGAGGCGGATATCTCCTTTCGGTAAGGCCACGGCGCGAAAAATCGAGGCTCAAGAACAGGCGGCGAAGCAAGCGACGGTCATCGTCTGGGAATTATCCGAGCGTGAAAAACGGATTATCACCGAATTGGAATAGGTTATAAGAAAGCTATGGAAGCGCTGCACATTGAGGAAGATATTTATCGGCAGATAGCTGAATACATTGAAGATAATGCCCTGCCGTACATTCGGGGCTGGCATTCGGAGGCGGACGAGTTTAGGATAGCCGATGTGTGTTTTGAAACGGATTCCGCTGCCGATGGTTACCAGTTTGTGTCTGTTGCGGGTTATGGTTTGATACACTACACCCGCAATACTTCCGGTGGAGAGTTTTCCCGCGAGTTCGACAGTCTTGGGCAGTGCTGGCTCGAAGTACACACATACGCTGAAGAAGGGTATGAAATAATCAATGATTTCAACATCAATAAATTGCTTAAATATTTTAAGTAGTTATGAAAACGCTATATCTGTATGATTCCGA